TTTTAAAAAGAGTCTGCGTCAATTACAAGCAGGACAAGGTTGGTTGTTCAAAGAAAACAATATAAAACAATACCTCAGCAAGTGGAACTTATACCAACCTATAAGTTATGTGCAACATCATAGATCACACGCCGCATATGGTTACTACACCAGTGGACTTGATAATGCAACTACAATGTGTTTAGATTCAATAGGTGAGTTTGAAACATTTACAATATGGGAAGGCAAAGGTGCAAAGCTCAAGCAAGTGTATTCAGGAAAGTATCCACATAGTGTTGGATTATTTTATAGTGCAATGACACAAAGATTAGGACTACAAGCAAACAGAGATGAATACAAGGTAAGTGCCATGGGATCAGAAATTGCAACTTCTGAAAACTTAGAACTTGTTACTGACATGGTAGAAACTTTTATTGAAGGTCCTTTGAATGGATCCAAGCCTGGTGTAAAATTCAAACACAACTTACATAAAGGTTGTGATTGGTACAAGCCTGACCTTACCACAGAACACGACATGAAGAGATTGGCAGATGCAACTCAATATGTTTTTGAAATGATAGTCCAAAGTAACAACAAATGGTGTCTTAATAATCTGTCAAGTCGGAACTTAATATTGACAGGCGGTTGTGCATTAAATAATGATGCGGTGAGAAAAATACGTAAAGATTGGAACTACATATACGTACCAAAGAATCCTGGTGACCCAGGAAGTTGTATTGGTGCAGTTTTGGCATTGGAAAGCAAACATATTGACTTTGATCAACAAGTGTGGTATAATAAGTAATGTTTGAGATGTGGTTGATTATGTGTTTAATGGTGTCTGATGGAAACATGGGAATGAAACAAGAATGCACAGAATATAAAGAGAAGCCATATGTGTTGTATAGGACTGAAGAACAATGTATGTCAGAAGCACAGAAAAAATTAGCAATCACAATGAGAGGTATGTCTAACTTAGGTGCTGACTATAAAAGTTTAAAAGCTGGTTGTAAAAAGGTAAATGATGAAACAAAACACTGATTACGGATTTGAAATACAGAAAACGTATTTAGAAATTATGTTGAGCGATGCACAAACTTTTGTGCGTTGTCAAGCAATATTTGATCCTGAAAGTTTTGATAGAAGACTCAAACCGACAGCAGAATTTATTAAGAACTTTGTTGCAGAACACAACACACTTCCTACAGAACAAATAGTAAACAGTAATTGTCCACAAGTAAAACTAGCCATTCCAACAGGACTTAATGAACAACATTATGATTGGTTGTTGAGTGACTTTGAAACATTTAGTAGACACAAAGCATTAGAACGTGCAATACTTGAAAGTGCTGACTTGCTAGAAAAAGGCGAGTATGGTCCAGTTGAATCTAAGATCAAAGATGCAGTACAAATAGGATTACAAAAAGATTTAGGTATTGATTATTTTGATGATCCTAAGGGTAGACTTTCTGCATTGAAAGACAACAATGGACAAGTAAGCACAGGTTGGGAGAGCTTGGATAAGAAACTATTTGGTGGATTTAACAAAGGTGAACTTAACATTTTTGCAGGTGGTAGTGGTGCAGGTAAAAGTTTATTCCTAGCAAACTTAGGTGTCAATTGGGCATTGAATGGCATGAACGTTGTGTATCTAACATTTGAATTAAGTGAAAATTTAGTTGCAATGAGATTAGATAGTATGATGACTGATGTTCCAAGCAGAGAAATATTTAGAGATCTAGATGGCGTAGAGATGAAAGTAAAACTGGTTGGTAAGAAGTCTGGGGCTTTCCAGATTAAGTATATGCCAAGTGGTAAGAATGCAAATGACATAAGAAGTTTTATTAAGGAATATGAAATCAAAACTGGTAAGAAGATTGATGTAATACTAGTTGACTATTTAGATTTGATGATGCCATTGAGTAGAAAAGTTAGTCCAAGTGATTTGTTTGTAAAAGATAAATTTGTATCTGAAGAACTTAGAAACTTGGCTATGGAACTACAAATTATATTTGTAACTGCATCACAGTTGAACAGAGCAAGTGTTGAAGAAATAGAATTTGATCATTCGCATATTGCAGGTGGTTTGAGTAAGATACAAACTGCTGATAACGTGATAGGTATCTTTACAAGTAGGGCTATGCGTGAACGTGGTAGATATCAGATACAACTTATGAAGACTAGAAGTTCTAGTGGTGTTGGTGCAAAGATAGATTTAGAATTTGATATAGATAGTTTGCGTATCAGAGATCTTGCAGAAGATGATGAATACAAAGAATTTGACAAACGTAAGTCAACTATATTTGATAACTTGAAAAGGACAAGTGTAACAACTGATAAGGAACCAGATACTCCAAAGGAACCTAATCAGGGAGAAACAGTAAAGCCAATCAAGGCAGAAACAGATAGCACAAAGTTAAGATCATTCTTACAGAATTTGGACAGTGATGGGGAGGAATAATTGCTTATTAAACAGTTATGGGTGTATTGGTGTAAGGCAATGGGTAGTCATGCCTACGACAATGATAAGAAGGACGACCATATCCATTTAACATTACGATCATGCTGGGTTATATTACACATTGTAACCTGTCTAGCAATTATACTTAACGCAATCGCAAATCATGGATGGGGGTTATTAATATTATGGCAATAGATTTATTTTTATTATGTTTAGGAACTATTATATTAGGTGCAATATATCATCTTGCATACACAAAGTATAAAGACAATGAATGGCGTAAGAACAATCCAGACGAGTACCAATGGATGGATAAAAAGGATCCTAAGGAATGAGAACATTATACATCTTTGGAGATTCATTTACAGTAGACTACAAAACTGATTGGACCTGGACTAGACAGTTAGCTGACAAGTTAAGGGTTGATGCTATGATGAATAACAGTATCATTGGTTGTAGCAACGAATGGATCATGCACAAGGTTAAAGAAGTGCGTCACAAGATTACACAAGATGATATAGTTGTGGTTGTATTAACAAGTCCTTATAGGTATTGGTTCTTTGAAGACAAGCCTGAATTAAGCAATTATAGGATAGCAAACTGGGATAACTTCGCCTCAGACAATGAAAAAGGCCATGTTGATGCAGTAATGGGTTATGTTAATTACTTGCAAAGAGACGAACTAGACTCATTTAGAGTTGAGCAACAGGTGGCTTGGATAAAAGAATTAAAACGTAATATAGGATTTACACTACTGCTAATACCAGGATTCACTGTGGACATAGACTACACAGACATCATAAAAGTAATGGGCGACATGACTGGAAGTGTCAGCAACGCAGAATTTGTAACAGAAAAGGACGACGAACAATGGTACAGTGATGGCATTGATACTAGATATAATCACATGATTAAAAGCAATCACGAGATAATGGCAGACAAATGTACCAACAGCATTGTAACAGGTAGCACACTTGACCTTACAATCGGATTCAATAGGCACATACTAAAAGGTAATGAAAGACTTACTGCTACTGATCACATAGGTCAACAACTTGTAGATACAAGTAACAAGTTATACAAGGACCAGCCCAAAGGCCTGAAACATTGGCTCAAAGGCTAAATAGTTAGGCAGAAGAACACAGTCAAGGTTGTTTGACTGAAATTTTTTTTGACCTGAAAACAGCAAAGGAAAAAATAAATGACGCAACTAATATCCCCCACAAAGTTTACACACGCAGTTGGCCTTCTTAGGTCATTTTTTTTGGATAAAGGATTTGAAGAAGTCCATACACAAAATAGATTAAGCATACTAGCCGCTTGTGAAGATCCGTTCAACGTAGCAACATACAATTACGCAGGCCAGGTATGGCCCTTACCCCAAACAGGCCAGATGTGGCTTGAACATGAATTATTAAGTAGCCCCTCTTCGAAGGGGTTTTTTTGTGTCTCCACATCCTATAGGCAGGAACCAAATGCAATACCAGGAAGGCATGATATCATCTTTCCAATGTTTGAATTTGAGATGCCTGGTGATATAGATGACCTTAAGAAGATGGAGTATGAATTATGTGAACACTTGGGCTTTAAAAAGCCTACTGAAAAAACTTATGCTGAATGGCAAAAGCATTATGGTCATGCTGAAGACTATGAAATGACTGCGGAAGAAGAAACCAAGATGCACGAAGAGTTTGGTACAACCATGATAACAGACTTTCCTGAAATGACATCACCTTTTTG